CGCCGAACGGGAACGACTACTCCATCGCGTTGGAACTGCAGGTGCTTTACAACTGAACAAATAAATAAATGGAATAAAAAATGGTTGATGGTTGGTCACATTGGATTGGATGTGCGTCACATTTACATCACGTATGGAATGTAATACTCTTCTGAGTCGGAAATTTTTTGCAACTGTTTTTGCGTGTAACTGCGTCGTTGTTTTTCTTGCCATTTTTGCTTCTGATGTAGCATTTGCTCCTTTTTCATTTGAGAAGGCTCATGGCAGCATCCGCAGTGGTCTTCATTCGCTTGATCCACTTTGGAATTCACGACCTTGGGGTCGTAGTGCAGCTGCCACCTTCCTAATTTGGTAGTGGTGGTGGTTGCATTTGTAGCGGCGGGTTTCAGCATTCTTCGGATGAAATTCATTGGATTGTCTTATTGGTTGGGTGGGCAATGTTATTGCTTATTGTCTGAATGCTTGGATTTGGCATTCAATTTTTAAATCAATTTTCAATGTGAAAAAATTGATTTAAATTGATTTAAATTTATGATGATAACATGCTATTTACAAACCAAGACCACACACATGTATTCCGAGATTTTCAACGGCGACTACACGATTCAAGTGGGTGCAAACCAGGCCGAGAATGACGCGCTCATTAAAAAGGCGCCGCAGCACGCCATGTGGTTCCATTTGAAGGACTTCCCCAGCGCGCACGCGGTGGTTGTGAACACGGCCAAAGCGGGCGCTTACGACGCCGACATCATTCGACGTGCCGCCATGCTGGTTAAACATCGCGCGGCACCAGGCGTTCGTAGCCTTCAAAATGTGGGCGTGAATTACTTGCCCGCAAAATACGTGCGGCGCACCGAAACCCCTGGTAAAGTCATCATGCTTAAGGCCGCCAAATGCATCCAAGTGTAGTATCTGCGCCTTGTTGGGTTTATTTTGTCCATTTTCTCTCATTTTACAAAATCAAATTGATAAATTTTGGGCAACATATGGCGCACAAACGCACATGTTGGGTCATTCTAACACACAATTATGGTTTCTTGAAAGTAGGATTAGAGAGAAATTCAACAGATAAAATAATTAAATAAATCAATTAATAAATCATCCAAATAGTATTCCATTTTTGAGCACATTAAATCCGAATCCATGGTTCATCCAATGAATGAGGGGGTCTACGCAGTGGACGCATGTCCCCCCGAGGAGGGGTTTGGGGAACTACGTTCCCCAATACAGTAATAATAGTCGGAAATGACCGTCTTGGCTTTGACGTATCGGCTCATTTTTGCGGCGCACACGCCTTCTGACAAGGCGGCGTTTGCAATCGTGGGCCATGAACCCAGTAGCTGGTGCGTGGTCGCCTCCCTCTTTTCCACTTTTTTGCCTGTGGTCGCAGAGAATGTGTTGCTAGCATTCGTTATCGCATAATAATCCTCGCGCAATGAGATGCCATAATAGCCCTCATTGTTTCCCTGTTCGGTCCACACGGTCGCTTTCAGCGCATGCGGCGATGCATTCAAATACGCCTTCAGATCCTTCATGTCTGCGTCTGTGGATGTTAGCCCAACCGTCGGCTTCCACTTTTGATACTCTTTGAGCAACACCGAATTCAAAATCTTGCCGCAGTCGGAAAATTGGCACCGTTCAAACAAAAACGTCTCCGCATTCGGACTCAGTGAAAGCGATGATATATCCGATGCTGGCATTTTTTTGTATTCCACCGTTTTCAGTTTCACGCCAAGGTAGCCGTGCACCCCGCGAATGCGTTTGGCCTTGAAACGCACATCCAAATAGTTCTTCAGCGCATGGAACGTTTCCTTCATCGGCTTGGTTTGACACCACAACCGGAACCGTCCCTCCATGCTCACCGACGACTCCTCCACGTCGGGGCGCACAATGCACGCCACTTTGATGAATTCGTTGAACTTCTGCGTCAACTCGTCCTCCGGCAGCAGCACGTTTTGATAGACGGACTGGTGACCCGCCGCAACCACCTCCAGCTCTTGTTTCTGTTTGGCCGCGAGTTCCCGCAATTCGGTCAGTTCTAGGGACTGGTTTGCCACCGTTTTTTGCAGTTCACGGGTCTCGGCTTCCAGTATCTCGTTGCGCTGCATCAGTCGGTTGAAATTGTCAATGCTGTACGTGCGCGAATGAATGATGTCGGCGATGTGTTTCTTCAGTCGCTCAATCGTGAAATACGTGCTGTCGTATGCAATGATTTCGGTCTTGTTTTTGCCGCCCACCTCAATGCTGCGAACCTGGCGCTTGATTTTCGGATACGTCTTGATCAAGTTCTCTATCTCCACCTTGTTTTGCACCCGGAAGGCGGCGACCAGCACGAAATTTTGGTATTTTTTGCGGTGGTCCATTACGCGCGTGGAAAGGTCGTTCGTGTGGCCGAATTTGATCAGCTTCTCGTTGTCGGCATTCGTGTTGTCAATGGTGCCAAAGTAGATGCACTCCGTGTTCAATGGGAACTGGCCAATAATCGCCTGCTCCACGGCGCGCTGCTTTTCTTTCTTCGTGGATTGGATCACGGAGTCCTTTTCTTGGATCATGGATTCCTTTTCTTGAATGACGGCGTTTTTCTGTTCCAATTGCTGTTTGAGTTCATCCGTCTCTTCTTCCACAATTTGGTGCAAAACCTCTTCCATCTTCATGTAATACTCGTGAATTTCTGACGCCTTTTTCGTTTGTGCTTTCAGGCACAGCGACTTGAAACAACGAACGGTGAGCATGATGGTTTGCTTGTTTTGGCCGCCGTTCATTTTTATTTTTGGGGCATCCAACTTAGTAAGATTTTTGTAATCAATGTCAATTTTGAACTGTTTTTCCAACAATGTCATTGCATTCACCTTTTGTTGAAATCCTAACCATTTCCATACATTGTCCAAATCAACGACGAAATCAATATTTTTGTCATAATTCAGGTAGCAATAAAAGCTACTCACAAACAACTGTTGCTCAAATCCAGTGAATGATTCCTGAATTTTGGTCAACAGTCTGCCATTGTATTCATGCGACAGTCGGGTGATGGGGTTTTTCTCAATCAGCTCAACAATGTTCAGCTCCTGTTGTTGTTGTTGTTGTGGTTGTGGTTGTTGTTGTTGGTGTGGTTGTGTTGCGGGTTCCATGATAGTATGGGTTTATACTATGCATAGGCGGATTCTTTTTAAGTTGTTTTACATTAAGTGTTTTTATGATTTGAAAGCGGCATTTGTAAAATCGCTTTAATAAATTTTGCTTCACAATTTAGGAAACAAGATTTAAATAAAAATAATAAAAAAATTGAAATGAACTTCAAAGATGCATATGAAATGATACGCAATAAAGCACACCATAAAGCATACCACTCCACAATGAACCCATCTCACTTCACCCGAAATTTGGACGAGTTGTTGTCATTGGCAAGACAGAAACATAATCTGGTTCATCATTTGAAGAAAAACTACAGAGAAAATGTGCATTACGTTGTGACTAGGACAGCGAATCTGTCCAAAAAATATGGCGGTCATAATAAAATCACATTCATGCTCACGGAAGAAGCATTTGAGATATTCAAAAATTCATTCAACATGCGAAACCGATACATCGTTGACGTGAGCAAAGAAGTTAAATTTGTCAAATTTGGAATGTGCATTGAGAATCAAACCATCGGTTTCATTGCAAATGCATACAGCAATGTGTTGAATGTCAAGCGGCAGCATGTCATGGGCAAATATCGCGTTGATTTGTATTTCGTTGACCACAAACTGGTTGTGGAATGCGACGAGAACGGGCACGAAGACAGAGACCCACTTCAAGAGCAAATCAGAGAGAATTACCTGAAAGAGGACGGAAATAAGCTGATACGATTTAATCCCAATGCAACCGATTTTGACTTGTCCAACGTGTTGAGAGAAATAAACGCAGTGTTGTTGGCTCCGAAGCCGTTTTGATGTATGAGATGAAATTACGATTAAGTTTGAGATAAAAGTGTTCTTGCGCCAACAAAAGCGCTTTTACGCTGATTGGAGGAGCGCTCACGCAATTGCGTGAGCGCTTTTCACCATTTGCTCTTTTTTACGTTGATTTTGGGCCCCTTTTTACCCGAGTTTTTCGGGTCATACGTCTCCTCTTCATCATCCGAGTGCAGATCTTTGGAGATTTCCCAGAATTCCTTAGAGCCCAGCTTGAACGGACCGTGCTGTTGCGCCTTGTACCAGAAGATTTGCTCCTGCAGTTTGTTGGATTTCGCATTGTTATTGATCACCAAGCACTCAAAATTCTCGGTGCACTGGTCCATCACCTGACAAAAGCTCTCAAACGTGGGGAACATGCCCGCGTAGTTCTCGTAGATGCGTTTGCGATTGGCAATGTAGGGTTCGCGCAGGATAAACACGTAATCAATATTCGTGCGCAAATTGGGCGGAATACCGAGAGGATATTGCATTGTGATGACTAACATGATCTTCCAATGACGGCCGTTCATGAAAAGGAGGCGCATCATGACGTCCTTGGTCCATTTGTTGTCGTAGAGGCAGTCGTCCAGGACGACGAAGGTGCGGGGGTCAATGGTGGAGCGCTTATAAGTTTCAATCTCCTTTTTCATTTGCTTGAGGACGGCCTTTTGGCGCTTGAGGATGTTTTCAATGATGGCGGTGTTGTAGGCGTCGTGGATGAAGAGCTTGGGGACGTGGGCGGCGAAGAAGCCGTTGCCGGCTTCGGTGCCGGAGATGACGGTGCCGATGGGGATGTCCTGGTGGTGGAACATGAGGTCCTGGACGAGGAAACTTTTGCCGGTGTCACGGCGGCCGATGAGCACGATGACGGGGCCCTTGTTTTCATCCGGCCTAAAGCTGATGGAGCGCATGTCAAACTTGGAGAGTTCCAGGTTCATTGTGTTGAATGTTGAATTGATTTGCACTTGATACAATACCAATAAATAATATAACCAACTATTAAACGCGATCAGTAACTCAACGCACCCCACAAATATAAAATGCATCATGGCGGCGGTTTAACCCAAATGCATCAAAAAATAAAACGAATGAATTGGGAAGAATGGATTCAGCATTTTTACTACGGTGCGCTGTATGCCTGGTACGGAATTTATGCAATAGCGCTACTGGGGATTGCAACGGTGGCCCCCGCTTATTTAAGCACACTTAACAATGTGTTGAAGTATTTCATAATCGTGTTCTTGCTAGTGCGGTTCAATCCGTGGATCAAACCGGAGCCGTTCACCGCGTTTGATCGCACCATTGTGTTTAGCGCGGCGTTCTTTTTGCTCGCATCCACAGCCATCACGTCTCTTGTCCTAAATGCATTACATTTGCCGAATGCACATTAACATTTCTTATGTGGATTGCAGCGTACACACAAACTTGTGTTTACACGGACGTTCTTTGTCTTTGTCTTTAACTTCAATTTTATAA